CGGTGGCGCCTCGGTCGGGTCGGGGTGCATCACGGACGCGGGGCGAGACCAGCGGATCTGCACGCCGCCGGCGATGACGGGCTGGCCGTCCTCGATCGACTCGCGATCGGACGCGAGGACCCGCTCGGTCGGCGCTCCGCGGTCGGCGGTCACGGTGATGCTGTCGGGCCTCATGCGACCCTCACCCTCGAGCCGATGCCGGCGCGGCCGGTGCGGCGCGCGGCTTCCTGCAGCGCGCCCTCGATCTCGCGGCGCACCGCCTGCCGGTCACCGACCACGCCGGAAATGCTGATGTTGTAGGTGTCGCCGCCGGTGCCGCGGGTGCCCCTCGCGGACAGCGAGAGCTGCGGCGCGTCGGGCACGGTGACGAGACCGTTCATCGCGGCCGAGGCATCGCGGCGCATCCGGTCGATGCCTCGCACGAACCCCTGCCCGGTCTGCTCGCCGATCTTGGTCAGCACCTTCGAGGGCGAGGCGATGCCGAGACGGTTCTTAATCGCGTTCACGGCCCCGCCGGCGAGGTTCCTCGCCGTGTTCGCGAGGGCACCGGCCATGGAGCCGACGCCGTTGATCATGCCCTGGATCAGGTCGCGGCCCGCGGAGCGTAGCAGGTTGCCGAGGTTCCCGAGCGCGGACCTGATCCGGTTCGGGATCTGCCGGACCCGGTTCATCAGGGTGGTCACCCTCGATGTGACGCCGTTGACCAGGCTCGTGAACGCGTTAACGGCCAGCGTCCGCGCCTGCCGGAAGCCCGTGATGATGGTGTCTCGCATCGAGACCACGCGGGACCGGATCGAGGAGACCAGGCGTCCGATGAACCCGGTCACGCCGGAGACCAGGTTCGAGATCAGCGACACGACCCGGGACCGGATGATCGAGAACCCCTGCACGAACGTGTTGCGCACCTGCCCGATGGACCGCCCGGTGAGCGCGGCGATCCACGTCATGCCCTGCTGGATGATGCCGCGCACGAACGTGATCGCGCCGTCAACGATCTTGCGGATCGCCTGCCAGGCGCCGGCGAAATCGCCGGTGATGATCGCGGCGACGAACTGCAGGACCCCGGAGACGATCTGCAGGGCGCCCTGCACCTGCGTGGCGAGGGACTTCACGAGTCCGACCACGAGCGGGGCGACCCACTGGAAGATCGCGCCGAGCTTCTCCACGATCGGCACGACCCGGGCGACGATCACCTGGGACAGCGACAGCAGCACGTCGGCCGCTGCCATGACGACCGGGATCAGTGCAGGCAGGATCCCGGTGATGAGCTGCAGCAGGATCGGCGCGAACGTCGAGATCAGCGTCGTGACGAGCGGCAGCAGGTTGGTGAGCACCTGCGCGAACACGGGCGCGAGCTGCGCCACCAGGGACACCAGGACCGGCAGCGCGGTCGAGATGAGCTGCATGATCACGGGCGCGAGCTGCGAGATCAGCGTCGTCGCGACGGACAGGATCGCCTGCCCGAGCGGGGCGAGGGCCGGGAGCAGCGCCATGAACGCGCCCATCAGCAGGGGCAGGATCTGCTGTGCGAGGCCGGCCATGGGCGGGAGGATCGCCTGCACCGCGGCGAGCAGCGCGCCGCCGATCATGGACACGACCGGGGTCAGCGCGCTCGCCAGGGTCGTGATGATCGGGGCGAGCGCGGAGAGGATCGCGGACGCGATTGGGAGGATCGCCTGCACGAGGGTGCCGAACAGGGTCAGGACCGCGCCGAGGGGCTCGGCGAGCACCTGCAGCGTCGGGGCGAACTGCTGGATCGCGCCGGAGATCAGGTGGAACCCCTGTGCGAGCCCGCCGGCGACGGCGGGGTGTTCGAGCACGGCGGCGAGGTTCTCGACCAGGGCGGCGATCGCCTTGGAGGCGCTGCCGAACACCTGCGCGATCGTCGGGGCGAGGGACACGAGCGCGGACCCGATCGCGCCGAGCGCGGGGGTCAGGTTCTTCACGGCCTCGTTCGCGCCGCCGAAGATGGTCATCAGCGCGCCCTGCCCCATCGGGCCGTTGATCGCGGTGTTGACGGACTCGAGGGCGCCGGCGAGCGAGCCGAGGGTGGCACCGCCGGCCTGCATCGCGGCCTTGCCGATCCCGCCGATGATCCCGACCGTGGACCCGGCGATCGAGCCCAGCAGCTTGAGCCCCTCGATCCCGGTGTCGATCCACTCGAAGATCGCGCCGGTCTCGGTCGCCGACTGGATCCACGACTCGAAGCTGTAGGTGACGCCGTTGAACGCGGATGCGAGCGCGGGCAGGTAGGACGCGCCGACGTTGGTCAGCGTGAGCAGTGCAGAGGTGAGCACCCCGGCGCCGTCGCCCGCGATGTTCAGCGCGGCGGCGGTCTTGTCGAGGATGCTGCCGATCTGCCCGACGCCGAGGTCGCTGCCGAGCGCGCCGGAGATCGCGGTGAACATGCCGCCGAGCTCGCCACCGATCCGAGAGAGCCCGCTCGAGAGGGTCGGCAGCAGGTTGTCCACGAGGGAGCGGATCGGGGCCTCGGCCCGGTCCCAGAACGCGCTCGACACGGAGTCCTGCAGCGCGGTGAACCGGGGGCCGAGGTCGGCGAGGACGGTGCCGGTGTCCTTGAGTGCGAGGACCAGTGCGACCAGGGACACGCCCGCCCCGGCGAGGATGCCGGGGAGGGCGAGTGCGGCGGGTGCTATCCCGGCGAGGGACACGGCGAGGCTGAACAGGGACCCGGCCCCGGACACGGCGACGGCGGCGAGGGACGCGATCGCGGAGGCGGCGACGGCGATCTTGGGAGCGGAGGCGATCAGGCGGGGCAGCGCGACGCGGGCGCGCTTCGCGGCTTTGTCCAGCCCGGTGACGGCAGCGGCCGTGCGGGTGATCGCGGCGACGCCGCCGGTGCTGTTGCCGGTGATGCGCACGCTCAGGATCGCGGTCTTGCTCGCCATGTCACGCCTCCTCCTCTTCCTCGATCAGCTCTAGCGCCGTCGTGATGACGGCGGGGTCCTCGCGGATCCACACCGAGAACGGGATCCCGGTACGGATCGCGAGGGCGACGATCGCCCGGCTCAGCTCGCCGGGTCCGTAGGGTCCTGCTCGCTCGGCACCTCGTCCTCGTCGTCCTCGTGCTCGGCGATCCACGCCGCGTCACGCTCCGAGAACTCCTCCCAGGTGCCGCTGTAGAGGCCGGTGCGCTTGAGCGCGTGCCAGACCATGAACGTCTGTGCGAGCAGCTCGTCGTCGGGAGCCCAGCCACGGGCGCGGGCGGTGCGGGACCACTGGATCTGATCGGGGATCGAGAGCTGTGCGGTGTGCTGCGTGTCGTCGGACATCAGCACGTCCACGCGGGGAGCTTTGATCTGTGCCATCTGGGTTACTTGCCTTTCACTTTGCGGATCGCGGAGAGCATCTCGGCCTCGAAGATCGGGACCCATGCCGGCTCCGTGCGCTGTGCAGCGCGGGACATGAAGCTGTTGGGGCGGATCGGTCCGCCCCTCCACCCCTTCTCGGGGTCGGGGCGCGAGAACCATCCCCAATGGATCGGGTTGGCGTACGGGGCCTTGGCCTTGCCGCCGGCTTTGATGGTGCCCGCGCCGGCGGTCGCGCCGGCGCGGAGCGAGGCGGCGAGCCGGCCGGTGCGGTGCGGTGCGAGCGCGGCAGCGGCAGGCATCACGGTCTCGGCGGCGCGGCGGTGAACGTCCTTGAGGTCCGACAGATCAGCGCCGGCACGCCGGAGCGTGCGGACCATCCTGTTCAGCCCCTCGACGCGGACGTTCGGCCCGCCGACCGCCGGCACCGGTCAGCCCTCGGGGGTCTCGACGTAGTCGGCGGTGAGGGTCGGTCGGCCGACGACGGGCAGCTCGAGGTCGGAGGTGTTGCGGGTCTTGACCTCGCCGCCGATGGACGCGGCGCGGATCTTGGCCACGCCCTGCGCCTGGATCGCGCCGGCCTTGGACGGCACGAACGTGAACGGAAGCTCCTCGCCGGCGTTCTGATAGAGCCAGAGGTGGAGCGACTCGGCGGTGTAGTCCTGGTAGAGGACGACTGCGAGGGTCCACGCCTCGGTCTCGTCGCCGGCGTACTCATCGCCGGACAGGACGCTGATCGGGTCGTCAGAGTCGTACTCGGGGGAGAGGGTGGCCTCGGAGACCTGGGTGCCGAACTCCTTCGAGGTGCCGGTCTCGCCGAGGGTGAGCAGGCCGGGGCCGAGCTTGGACAGTGCCATGGTGGATCACTCCTGGTGTGTGGTGGTGTCGAGGGTGAGGTGGACGCACGGCCAGACATCGCCCGCGGTGGGCTGCCAGGTCGTGAGGCGGGCGGTGTCGATCTCGAGCGGGAGCGCGAGATCCTGTGCGAGCTGGTCGAGGATCGGCCAGGCGGTGAGGGGGTCCGCGTCGGGGGAGACGATCGTGATCTCGAAGGCGTGCACCTGCACGGTCCACGTCTCCCACGTCGTGCTCGGGGGGTGCACGAGCACCGCGGCCCGGCCGGAGCCGAGCTCGGCCGAGACCTCGACGGGATCGAGGGTCGCGAACAGCTCGTGCCCGACCGACTGCGCGGCGAGGTGCACGGTCGAGACCATGCGCTGCGCGGCGACGTACCCGCTCATGCGATCGCCACCCCGAGCCACGGTTGGAGGACGGCGCGCGCCGAGCGAGTCGGGTCGAGCCCGACGCGCACCGTCTCGAGAGCCCCCTCGGACTCGAACGTCGCGACCCCGTTGCGGGCCTGCTGTCGCCAGAACAGATCCGCGCCGGCCTCGACCACTGCCCGCTCACCGATCGGCTTGGGCACCTCGTGCTCGCCGGCGATGGTGAGCACGAGCTCGATCGCCTCGGCGGTGCACTGCTCGAGGTAGTCCTCGCGGCCGGTGCCGGGGCGGGCAACGCCCACGTGCTTCGCGAGGCGCTGCTGCAGCGTGGTGGGGTCGAGGTCGGCGCGGTCCATGATCAGACGCCCGCGGTGGTGAAGTTGACGGGGAGCAGCGCCCGCGGGTGCGGGGTGATGTGGGCCATGTAGCCGTAGCAGGCGTAGTCGCGGGACAGGTTCAGCACCTCGTCCTGCTGCAGCCAGAACGGCGCACCGGGCGACTCGAGGGTCTCGATCGCCACCGGGTCGATGAACGCGGCGGTGTTGGCGCCGGCGCCGTAGAGCACGCTCACGGGGACACGGAGCAGCTCGCCCGAGGCGGCGGGCAGGTTCATCTGCCCGACCACGTTGGAGCCGGTGCCGGACACGGTGAGCAGCGGGCGACCATCGGTGCCGGCCT